TCACAGACCTTACCAAGAAAATCAATAATCTGTTCTCTTGATTTACCCTCACAAGTTTTCTCTACTAGTTTGCCAAATCGAACATAGATACTATCTGTATCAGAGGCCACAATATAATCAAAGTCTTCATCTTGTTTTAATATCTTGTTCATATAATCATTAACTTTTTGTTCAATGTATCTAATAATAAATTGACCTGCTGTAGTTATGGCACTTGCTTGTCTTACATCGTAAAATCTAAAGTATTGATTACCAACTGCACCATAAGCTGAGTTCAAGGCAATCTTTCTTGCCCACTGAATGTTATGACATCTGGCAATTTCTCTTTGTAATTCTGGTGTTGGTGTTTTTTGATATTCTTTTTTAGCCTTGATCATTCTTTTCTTATAGATCACACGCTCATTGTACATTGTTTCCATCATTTCAGGTAAGAAACCTTGACTATCATTTTTAAACTTTGCACCGTTAGGTGTTATACAAGCATGTTCATTTTTTAAATGAGACAAGTCTATGTTTTGTTTTAACATTTTGTTTACTGAAATACCAGAAGGATCCTGGCCTATTATCTTTTCAGGAGAAATATTATATTGTATAATGATATGTGGATATAGTGAGTTAATATCAAAAGAACATACCCACTTGTGCTGACCAACTGTAGGGTCTTTTACATAAGCGCCTTCGTATTTTGTATCTTTACTATGTTCTTCTCTTGGTGGTATGCATATGTTTTTTTTCAATAGATGATTGGCAATCAAAGTATCCCACACTCTAACTTGTGAAAATATATCATCATAGTTTACTTTAGATTCATAGGCAACAGTTAATGCTAACTCAATTAAACCAAGTTTATCTTCTAATGCGTCAACAATCTCAACGTCTTGTATGTTGTAATCAATAAATTTTTGAAAGTCTTTCTCATAAAATTCTTTAAAGGTAGAATAAGGGTTTACGTTTTTGTTTTGACCAAGTTCTACTTCACCAATATAATCTAGTTTATAACTCTCTTGTCTAGTAGGTATAAACCATCTGTATAGATCAAGATAATCTAACATCACTGTACCTTTTAAAGTATATGTTGTTTGTGGTCTACCTCTTACCATGATTTCAATCTTTTCAATCATACCCCACGGCGACATTTTGTTTGCAACTTTTTCACCTGCAACCAGTTTAATTCTATTCATCAAGTAAGGTAGATCAAAGAATTTAGTATTCCAACCAGTGACAACATCTGGATAATTCTTAAGCCAAAACTTCATAAACTCCATGAGTAAAACGTTTTCGTTTTTACATTTAATAAAACTTATATCAGTTCTATCTGTCTTATAATCTCCAGTAGCCCACGTTAAAATTTGTTTGTTAGTTTGATTTTTAACAGTAATACAAATGATTTCTTCTATAGGGTTTTCTACATCTGGAAAACCATCTGTTACTGTAGTCTCAATATCTATTGTAAATATTTTAATATACTTTTTATCCCACTTGATATTATCTGGAAATTGTTCGTTAATATATTGATAATGAAATCTTTCTAGACCATATATCGGAGAGTTTTGAGTTGCAACATCACGTCTAAATCTTCTAGCGTCATTGATGTTTTTAAATTTTATAGCGTTTAGATTTCTGTTATCTAATGTTTTAAACTTACTATCTTTTTGTGTTAAAGAATATAAAGTAGGGCCAAAGTCTATCTTTTCTTTATAGTCTTTGCCATCATGTATACCTCTAACAAGAAGTTTACCTTTGTGTTCTATAACTGATTTATAAAAGTTCATCATCAAGTAAATGTAAAGTTATGCCGTCAAGTTCCTCTGTTAATGTTAGTTGACAACTTAATCTGCTTATGCCTTTCTTATAAGATTTCTCATATTCTAATAACGATTGTTCAGTACTATTATAATCTATTTCACCTAATTTGGCAATCCAGGCATTGTTTACATATACGTGACAAGTACCACAAGCACAACAACCACCACAACTAGCAGGAATCTCCTCTAGATCAGCCTCTTTGGCTGCCTCCATAACAGTGAAACCTGGTGGCACTTTTACTTGGACTTTTTCGTTATTTGTCCTAATAAAATTTACCGTTATCACGTTGCTTCTGTTATAAGTTTACTATTTTTTGTTATGATTGAGCTTGTGTTTTGCTCGTAAGATGATCTTATCTCATCTTTTGGTTCTGTCATAAAAACAACTTTGTCTTTACTAACAGTTACCGTATCTTTTTTACCAAAGGCATTGTACAGTGACATCATTAATTGTATTGGTTGTCCTGGTCCTCTTTGTTGAGGTATGATCACGAATGGATTTTTTAAACTTATGCCTTGATCATTTTCACCTACTTTGGCAATTACATCTTCGCCTGTAGATAGTCTTAATATTTTCACTTCTTCCATAATATCTCCTATGTTGTTAATTATATATGATTGCCTATCAAAAGGCAAGCGTTATTCTTCGTCTTTATCATAGTCTTTGTCAACCGGTTTTAGTCTTTTACTTAATACAAATGTTCTATTAGGGTTGACACTAATATTCATTTGTCTCATTATCTCACGATTCACCAACAAATCGGAATGTGCTCTTGGTCTATTATCTAAACCTACTTCTACATCTTTATACGTAAAACCATTAAATGTAATATCCATAAGAATCGTTGGTCTTGTTTCAGATGGTTCTTCTCCTTCAGCATTTGCTCTGAATACTTTACTTATACCATGTCTTGGTTTACTATAAGTTTTACCATCATATTTCCATTTAACAATTTTATCTTTACTTAAAATATCATCGGCGTGTAAAGCACATGCTTTAGCACCGTTACCTGTATCAAATTTTGCTCTTACTTTTAAACCATCTTCTAGTTCTACCGTTTCTAACCAACCACTCTCTATTAAAGATTGTCTGTCCCAATTAGTTCTATCTGATATATAATCTACTAGATATTCCATCATTTTTTCACCGTCTATTCTACCAGATGGTTCTGGATCAGAATAATAATCTTTATATTGGTAACCTTGATAATCAGCACCTGATCCTGGACTACCATTGATTTCTAAAATGTATGGTTTTTTATTGTTTACTATATGGTCAACTCCTACCATATATGCTTTTGAAGCTCTTGAAGCTTTTAAAACTAATTCGTGTTCTTCATCACTTAAAATATAAGGCATTGCCTCAGCGCCTCTATGTGTATTTGATCTAAAGTCATATGAGCTATGTACTCTTTTTGTACTTGCAATAATTTTGTTATCTAATACAAAAGTTCTTACGTCAAACTTTGTTTCCATATATTCTTGTATTAGTAGTTCAGCACCTAATTTCCACATCGCCTGTACTGTTGCAACCAGGCCTTCATAACTTTCAATCTTAACTACACCAACACCTTGTGTACCTGTTAATGTTTTTAATATTACAGGAAATTTACCACCAATTAAATCTAAACCTGTTCTTATATTCTTTTCGTTAGATATAAAAGCAGTTCTCGGTGTAGGTATACCAAACTTCTCAAATAATAAAGCTGATGTTAATTTGTTATCACAAGTAAGCATAGAAGCTCTTGTGTTTAACATAAATGATTCTGAATTTTGAAAGGCAGATATTAAAGAAAGGCCAGCCTCATCTTCTACTGCACCACCTCTTGTTATACAAAGAGTATCTTTACCAACAAACGTATGTTCGCTGTTCTTACCATCGTAATTATAGACCGTAAGTGTCTTTTTATCTTCGTCTTTACCTGTTATGATTGTCGTTTTAGTGTTTACAATAACACATTTAATCTTCTTTTTTATACAAGCTTTTTCTATAAGTTCAACAGTAGAATCTTTATTAGGTTTATCTGAATCGTTTATAGTAAGTATAGCCACCGTAAATGGTTTATTTTTACGTGACTTTGTATTCTCTGTTATGTAATCTCTAAACTTCGGTATTTGCATTATCAGTCTCTTTTACTACCTTTTTCCCTATGTTATATTTAGCGGATAATATCCACTCTTTTTTCTCTTTAAATGGTAATACTTTAATTTGTGATAATGGTGCCTTATTTTCCATTGCCGAATCTTTGTTGACAATATCTATTAATTTCCAGTCTTGTAATAATACTGCAATCGTATTTCTACGTTGTATATCGTTATTAATAAGAGTTGCTTTCTTTCCGTCTAAAGCAAATAACTCTTTAAAATGTACTATGTAATATTTACCTTGCTTGTGTAATATATGACAAGATTGAAATAATGTCTTGTCTTTCCTACTTGCGACACCAATTCTGGTAAGTGTCTCTCTAACTTTTAAAAAATCATCTGGTTGAGTTAGAGTGACCTCTAACATGTCTTCCTGTGACCACTTAATTTCTTCATTCATCTAGTTCTCCCGCCTTTATATGTGGCTTGTTTAATCTTTTCTAATTGTTCTTTTGTGAGTATTTGTAAAGCCTGCTTTGCCTTCTCATTACTATAACCATAATACTCCTTAACATTTTCCAAATCATGCAGCTTTTGTTGTTTGATCCACTTACCTCCAAAACGCTTCTTTGGTCTTATACTATTTAGTAAAAATGTAAACTGTATATCCTTATCCATGAAGTGATAACCGTTCATTTCATTGGCATGTGGAAGTGTGTCAATAAACATTGATAAACACTTGTTGATTACATATGGTGGGTATTTCTTTTTCCAGGCGATATCGGTGGAGTCCAAAAGATTTTCTTTTGTCTCATTAATTGCCTTCAAATAATCTTTCAATTCGTACATAATAATTCTGGTGCCCTTTGTCCGAGTCGAACAGACGACCTACTGATTACAAATCAGTTGCTCTACCAGCTGAGCTAAAAGGGCTATTCCTTTCATCTAATTCCGTGTCGTTTTTCGTGGTCTCTTTTGCCTTTATTCATGCCCATGTAATACTCGCCTGGCTCATAATCCCAAACTTTTCCATGATGACCTCTTATGTCAGCCCAAAGCATTCTCAATTTTACTAAACATACTCTAAACAGCGTTCTTTTTGCCATACTTTCTCTCGTCTTCTTCTAGTTGTCTTTGTTTTTCTCTTTCGTTTGCTTGAACCACTTGTATTATATCCCAAGCATAGTTGCTCACCGGTACTCGCTGTTCTTGCTGTAATTTTAAAAGGCGTCTGCCTTTTTTCTGGTATTTAGTTAAATAAAACCTTGAGCGTTCTTTACTATATCTTTTGCCTTTAGCAAAAACACCAGCTCTGGTAACTATCATGGCCACCTCTCCTGGAATATAAGTACAAGGTTTTCTATCGTCTCTAATGTCTTTTGTACCCATAAGAGTACCATATTCATAGTCAATTTGTTTAACATCATTACTTTTAGTTTTGACCTTGTCCATCACTTCTAATAGTATTCTCTCTGCTTTTTGAACATCTTCCATTGTAGTACCTATCTCAAACTGTTCGGTAGAGGTCTTCCACAATTTATAGTATTTCTTTAAGTGTTCTAAAAGCTCGCCTTCAGCTTTAGTTAAGAAGTTAGGTTTAACTTCTTTTAAGTATTCAAAAGTAATATTGGCGTTTGTAGTTTTATAATTATCTTCTCGTTCTTTTTTATCTGTCGTTTTACCTACTGTCAGGAAATATATTCCTGATTTCATGTCTAACTGAAAGAAACCGTATAACCAAGCAATCATTTAAATTTACAGTTGGCCATGATTTCAGTTAAACAAGCTATTGTATTGATCTCATGGTCTGCTACAAAAGCCGCCTTATACTGATATCCGGCGATAATTAATATTGCTTGAGGTACAGATTTAGGGTCTAAACTTTGATATAAACTATCATAGACACCTCTGAACAAGTCTGTAGAATCCATATCTAAATGGTTTACCACCCACTTTCTCATACTGTCAAACTCTTTATTCTTTAGATTGTTCATAAGATTTTTATAGTCGGTCTCCTTTAAATTAAATAGAATACCACTGTCAATCTTACCACGTACAGAATATCTTTGTAGTTCGTTTATAGTTCTACGAAAATCTGGATAATGTTTTTCAATCAATTGAGCCAATATCTTTTTATCATACTCAATATCTTGTTCTTTCAATATAACTTCCATACGTTTCATAAAAGCAATAGCAGTCTTTTTAACTTGACCATTAGTGACTTTGAAATCAATTACGGTACAACGACTATGTAAGGCTGGTATGATTTTATGTTTATAATTACAAGTAAATATAAATCTACAATTATTATAATAACTTTCTATGAAATTTCTCAAAGCAGGTTGTACTGATTCGGCGTTCATATAATCTGCCTCATCAATTATAACTACTTTGTGTTTAGACTCTGTATTAAATGATACAGTTGTTGCAAAGTTTTTTATCTTATTCCTCAACGTATCTATTTGACGGCCTTCATCTGAACCATTGATTACAATATAATCTAAATTCAATTGATCACATAAAGCACGTGCAACAGTTGTCTTACCAGTACCGGCAGTACCAGTTAATAACATATTTGGTAATTCTTTTTTAGATAGAAACTCTAGAAAGGTTTTCTTGGTATCATCTGAAAGAATACAATCATCTATTGTTTTAGGTCGGTATTGTTCAACCCATAAAAAATCGGTCATTGTCTAACTCCTTAAAATATAGAGTCAGGTTCTAATGCGATCCAATATTGAACGTTCTTACCTCTAGATATGAAACTAGAAATCTTTTGTTTACTGATTGCCACATCGTAATCATCAGGTATCATTTTAAAGTTTTCTGATTTAAAATAAGCAGTAAACTTAACATCTGATTCTATAAGTGGTATAGATACTTCGTTAGAAGTTTTATCTTTTTTATCAGAAGCCACAAGATTAATAGTTTTACCATTACCTATAACAGATACATCTGGTAAATTTAACGTAGCAACACCCTTATGTAATTCTGCCAAGTCATCGTTCTTTAATGTAAACGTGACATGTTTATCTGGCATATTTATTTTGTTAGGTGTAAACACTGTAGATTTATCAGAAAAATAATACTTAATCTGTTTTCTAGCGTTTTTTGACTCAACGATAGTCATAGAAGCACCACCATTAAATTTAAGTTCAGGCTTACTGAATAAGTCTAATGATCTTAAAAATTTTGGTAAGTCATAGATAGCAAACTCGCTATCAAACTTCTCTTTAATCTCGGCCTCTGCCAAGATATTTCTCATATTGGAAATAGTTTGTATTTTACTTCCTGGCTTAATTAATATATTCTGATTTATATCAGAAAAATTTTTAAGCATTGCGATTGTCTCTGTTGACAAGTTCATAATTTAATCACTCCTTTTCATAATTTAATTTGGAGCGGATACTTGGTACTGCCCCAAGTTCTACTGGTTGGAAACCAATCATAATACTTTTATACGATATCCGCATTTTTGATCCTATACTAGATCAATTAAAAAGTCAAGCCTCAAACTGACCTCTTAATTTCTTCACTTTGTAAATAAGATAAAACGTTTTCTGGAGAAGAAACACCATATGGATCCGAAGGATCGTTGATATCTCTACCAGGTTCTATAAACATTTTTTCTACTTCACCATCATTTATTACAGCTGCATACCTCCAAGAACGGTAACCGAAACCAATGGCCTCTTTGGTAACTAACATGTCTAATGCTCTTGTTAGTTCGCCATTACCATCAGGTATCATCTTAACGTTTTTTACGTCTGAAGCATGAGCCCAAGCATTCATTACATACGAATCATTTACTGAACAGCAATAGATTTCATCTATGCCTTGTATCTTAAATGCTTTGTAATTTTGTTCAAAACCAGGTAATTGTTGTGACGTACAAGTAGGTGTAAAAGCACCTGGCAAACTGAATAAAACAACCTTTCTATTTTGAAATAGATTTGTAGTAGTTATATCCACCCACTTTCCGTTTTCAAAGGTACACTCGCCGTTTTCTGCAAGATCGCCTACCCTTGTTTTAAATGTTATATTTGGTATTCTCATAATATATCTCCTTTATATCACATGAGAGTGAGGAAGTCAATGCTCCCTCACACTCTATTCAAAACTATTTAATATTAATAGTTCTTGCTTTCATATGTTCTGGAATAATACGTTCCATACTAATAGTTAAAAGACCATCTTTTAACTCAGCGCCTTTGATTTCAACATCTTCAGCCACTGTAAAAGATTTGGTAAAATACTTTTTAGTGATACCTTTATGTATCATGTCTTTATTTTCCTTGTCTTTAGTTAAAGATTTCACTGTAAGTATACCCTCTTCCAAGGTAACCTCAATGTCTTTTTTATTATAACCTGCAAGTGCAATTTGTATATCGTACTTGTTTTTATCCTGTTTTACTATATTGTAAAACGGAAAATTTGACATAGTTGCTAGTCTTGGTGTACCACCAAACTCGTCAAACATAGATTCAAAACGATCAAATACATCATCGTAACCTACGGTTATTGGTCTTAATTGATTAAAAATAGAATATGCTTTATTGGTCATGTAACCTCCTTTGTTAAGCAAAGTTATTTTTTTAAAAGACAACCCATTATGGCATTGTCATAGTTATTTATATAAGTATGATTTCTCATATGTCAAGTGGTAGTTTTCTGAATACAAGGCTATAGAAAACTACCAAAACCGAGCCGCAGCTTTAGTTTGTTTTTTTAAAGTGGTGCGAAACTAAGCGCAAATGCTTAAACAATCCACTGTTTGAGGCACCCTATATGCCTCATTTAACGCTGTCATAGGACTTACGAGCAGCCTTGACCATAATATATATATCAATGTATGGCGTTAAATTCATAAATTCTATAAAAATTTTTCTCGTAATCTCTTAGCTTTTTTAGAATTGATAATCATTTCCTTTTGTTTACGTCTTTTTCTTTCAGACGGTTTTTCATAGTACATTTTTTCTTTGTACGTTTTTAAAAAGCCATCTTTAAGATATTTACGTTTTAAAACACGTAAGGCTTGTTCTACATTACCATTTCTAACGTCTACTTTTATACCCATATTTCCTTTCTTATTTCCTTTAGTAGGAGGGCGACCACTACATCGCCCTCCAAAGGATTACACTAAGCTTTAGACTAGACAGCGCTAGACTCATCGTCCTCGCTATCTTCATCTTCGCTAAGATCCGATTGTGAAGCTAAATCGTCCTGTCTTTTCTGCTCCATAATGTCTTCAACACTTGCACCAGAATCGACTTTTGTATATAACTCTACAAACGAATTTTTTGTATCATCATCAAATCTATTAGTACACATTGTAATAGCTTTTACTTTATTATTAAATATAGCGTAAGCTTGTGTTATGTGGACTAATCTTCTTGTTGAGATAATCTCATCTACACCACCATCAAAAAACGTTTTTCTGATAACATCAGCCCATGTAGTAAGCTTTTCAATGAAAGCCTTGTCTGATTTACCAGCCGCTTTTAACGTGTTAGTTAATATTTTTTTCTCAATAGCAACACTTGGATATTTCTGTTCAAACGTCACAGGAAATCTTTCCAAGAAAGCCTCATTAAGAATGTTTGTTCCGATAAACTTACCATCTTCACTACCTTGACCTTTAGTATTGGCAGTAGCAACAATGTTAAAACCATTTTTAGGTTTTACAAACTTGTTTATCTTTTTAACATAAACACCTGATCCTTCAAGTATTGGTTGTAGACACATAATTTTATTAGAAGCTAAATCAACTTCATCTAATAATAACAATGCACCTCTTTCCATTGCCTCAATAACAGGACCGTTTTGCCAAACAGTTTGTCCGTCTTT